AATATTATAACGGATGGCCGCCACGTGTGCAAAAAACCTTTAAGAGACTCTACTATATATTGTACTCCAGTCTCCAATTCATTTCACCAAGTTTGAGAGCTCCCAATTGGAGACACCTCTTATTTACAAATATGCCACCGCCTAAACGTTTTAGAGTTCAGTCTAAAAATTATTTCCTTACATACCCTCATTGTTCACTATCTAAAGAAGAGGCTCTTTCACAATTACAAGCCTTAAATTGTAATATCAACAAGAAATTCATTAGGGTTTGTAGAGAGCTACACGAAAATGGGGAGCCTCATCTCCATGTGCTTATCCAATTCGAAGGAAAATACATCTGCACAAATCAACGATTCTTCGACTTGGTATCCCCAACAAGGTCAGCACATTTCCATCCGAACATTCAGGGAGCTAAGAGTTCGTCAGACGTCAAGACCTATATGGAGAAAGACGGAGACTTCGTTGATTTTGGAACTTTCCAAATAGATGGAAGATCAGCTAGAGGAGGTTGTCAATCTGCCAACGATACTTATGCGAAGGTTCTAAACGCAGATAGCATTACCACGGCACTTAAAATACTTAGAGAAGAACAACCCCGGGATTATGTTCTTCAATTAGATAAAATTAGAGCACATGTTCAAAAAATATTTGAGAAGCCTCCAGAACCATGGGTATCTCCTTTTCGACTCTCATCTTTCACTAACGTGCCTGACGAGATGCAGGAATGGGCTGATGATTATTTTGGAAAGGATTCCGCTGCGCGGCCAGAGAGACCTATTAGTATTATCATTGAAGGTGATAGTCGAACGGGGAAGACGATGTGGGCTCGAGCATTAGGCCCACATAATTATTTGAGCGGACATCTTGATTTTAATTCCAGAGTTTATTCAAATAAAGCTGAATATAATGTCATAGATGATGTCAGCCCGCATTATCTAAAGATGAAACACTGGAAAGAGTTAATTGGGGCCCAAAAGGACTGGCAATCCAACTGCAAATACGGAAAGCCAGTTCAAATTAAAGGAGGCATCCCATCAATTGTGCTGTGCAATCCAGGAGAGGGGGCTAGTTATAAAGTCTTCCTAGACAAAGAGGAAAATGCATCTCTAAGAGCGTGGACACTTCATAATGCTAAATTCATCTTCCTCAACTCCCCTCTCTATCAAAGCACAGCACAGAGCAGCCAAACGGCGACCAATTAGACGCAGACGCATTGACTTGAACTGCGGCTGCTCCATTTACGTCCATATCAACTGCAGCAACCATGGATTCACGCACAGGGGAACTCATCACTGTGCCTCAAGCAGAGAATGGCGTATATATTTGGGAAATATCAAATCCCCTTTATTTCAAGATAACCAACGTGGAGGATCCACCATACACCAACACCAGGATTTACCACATCCAGATTCGGTTCAACCACAACGCGAGGAAAGCGTTGGATCTCCACAAGGCATTTCTCAATTTCCAAGTCTGGACGAGTTCTCTGACAGCTTCTGGGACGACATATTTAAATAGATTTAAATATTTAGTTTTGTTATATCTAGATCAATTAGGTGTTATTTCAATTAACAATGTAATTAGAGCTGTTCGCTCCGCGACAGACAGATCTTATGTAAATTATGTACTCGAAGATCATTCAATAAAATTCAAACTTTATTAATTACTGATCGAATCATAAAAATAGATCCGAATTTTCAATGTAGCATACACGGGATTAGAAGCATGAGTACATGCCATATACAACAATAAGGCGTTCTCAGTATGATTTTCATATTTCCCAGCTTCTTGATGGTTGTACACCACGTAGTTATTGACCTTCCAGAAACGCTTCACGAGAGCCTGCTCATTGCTAGCATATTGTCCACCTGTAACTTTTGCATAAAACTTATGCATAACTTGGTAACGATCACGAAGATCGTTCTTCACAGTAGCAGTACTAGGCTCATTGTCAAACATGTTGAACACCTGGCCAAAATCCATAGGTGTACCATACGGTCTACGATCTCTCACCAACCAGAACATGACGCTGTTAGTATGGTTCTTCAACTTGATATTCTCGTCCATCCATATCTTACCTAGAATGTACACGGACTTAACACAAAAACGCTTACCAACACGGTGAGTAATACCATTACCACGTGTCACATCCGAAACACACATCACCTTGCCAACATGGGAAATGTCATGACGCTGTTCGAAAGACTGGACCTTACAAGGCCCTTCACAACCTCTAGGGACATCTGGACTTCTCCACATACGATAGATCCTAGGCTTCCTGTACATGGGCCTATTAACCCAAGCATCCCGCTTAGGCATGCCTCCACGAGGTGAATAATTGGTAGTACGGCGAACCTTTGAGGTTCCCGCCATCAAACGTGATGGGGCATCACGCTTAGGCATTTTGAATTAAAGCATGTCAGGCCACGTAAGATATGGCCCATTTATATTAATTTAAATACTTCGCGCCTAAGGATTTTAAAATATCTTAGCTTTCAGGACAGAACATGATTGGTCAGATATAGTGGGACCAATTCTAAAGTGATTGAGCGCAATTTACGGAGGCGGGGCCCGGTATAAAAGATCGCGCGGCCCATCCGGT